CCGAGCCACTGCTCGCCGCCCAGCAGGCAGCGTGCCCGGTGCATGGAGTAGGGCTCGTAGGGAAGCCGTTCGCGTAGGAGGGTCAGGATCAGGTCAGCAGGCACCTCGTCGCGGTACACGTCGAGGCGGTACAGGGCCCAGAAGTCGGCGACCGCCTCGACGTGCTCGGCGAAGAAGGCTGCTATCGCGCGTCTTTTCCCAGCTCACCGGCGTATGCGACTACGAGGTTGAGGGCGCGCTCCAGGCCGCCGGGGCCCATAGTGAACCTCTCGAACGCCTCGACGTCCGGGGCGAAGCGCTCGGCGACCCAGTCGATGAAGTCGGCGGCCTGGTTGAGGTCTAGGTCGACGTCCTCGGAATCCTCGAAGACACCCATGGCCTGTAGGCGGGCGACCAGGCGGGCCTGGTCGGACCCCCTGACCTTGCTGAAGGGCTTGAGGAGCTCGTGCCCCTCGACGTCGCTGAAACGCGGCTGGGGGTCCTTGTGGTCGGCGGGCTTCCTGGGTGGGTTCTTGCGGTCGGTAGCCATCAGGGCTGCTCCTTAGTCTGCGAGGGGTGGGGGGCGAGGGGCGGCCCTCCCGTCCCGCCACCCCTCGCAGCAGGCGGGGCGGGAGGGCGTCGTGGGGTCCTACTCGCTGGCGCTGCGGACGGCCGCGCCGGTGACGGTCCGCTCACGCGGCGGATAGAACCGGTACTTCTTCTCCCCGGACGCGGGCGTCATGATGGCGCCGGAGATGGAGATCTCGGAGAAGTTCTCCAGGTCCAGGGTTGGCAGGGCCCCGGAGAGGCTGACGCGGCGGAACAGGTGCGCGCACGCCTGGGTGCCGTCCTCGACGACCATCAGGACGGCCTTCTCGACAGACCCGTCCAGGTCGATGTCCCACGCCTTGTCTGACTCGCGCCAGGTGGAGCCTGGGAAGGCGGTCTCGATGGCCGTTGCGGACGAGGCGACGGACGCGATAGTCATCGTGTGCGTCTTGTCCTCACGGGTGACGCGTAGGTCCTTGCGGTCCCAGGTGCGCTTGGAGGTGGAGTCCCCGCCGTCGGACCCGAACTCTGGGAGGGTCTCGGATGAGGTGTCGCCCAGCCAGGTGAAGCCCTTCGGTGCCGAGCCGGTGTCGAACTTGAAGGAGTCGAGGAACCCCGCGGGCGGGGTGGTGTCAGGGTCGGCTACGTAGACGTGGCCGATACCGGCGATCGTGGGGGCGGACTCTGTAGGTGCAGCCATTGGTAGGTCCTCTCGGGTGGTGTGGCGGCTAGTGGCGGGCGACGACGTCGACAACGACGCTGAAGGACCACAGGCCGGCAGCGCCGGGAGTGGTCGACGGGTAGGGCAGGGCGACCACTGACAGGTGGGAGACCCACCCGTGGTCTGTGCGGCGGCCGGCACGCCACGAGGCGAGCAGGCCGTCAAGGAGGTCGTGGGCGAGGTCGAGTGCTCGCCCGCGCTCGTGGGCGACGGCAGTGAGGGTGGCGCGGAAGGACGCCGACCACTCGGGGGCGCCGTTGGTGACCACGCCGGGCGCGGACACGTCGACCAGGATCAGTGGCAGGCGGCCTGGCAGGTCAGTTCCGAGGCTGGTTTCGACCTCGGCCAGGTCGAGGGCGCGGACGTGCTCGACCATCAGGGGCAGCGGGCGCAGCGTGGACAGGCTCATCGGACAGCCTTTCTCGCGGCATTGGTGAACGCGAAGGTCCCGGGCACCCACCTAGCCGCCTGGGATCTCTCCTTGACAGCCAGGTGGCCGAACTCCTTGTGCCAGGCCAGTGGGTCGTCGGAGACGATGTGGCTGTCGATCCGCCCATGCTCGACGTGGATGGAGGCGGCGAAGGCGCCGGTGTCGGTGTGCTTAGCGGCCTCGGCTCGCACTAGCGCCTCGACCCTGGCCACCTCGGCAGCGAAAGCAGGCTGGCGACTGGCGGCCTTGGCGGCCAGCTTCTCGGCTCGCTTGAGTACCCGGGCCATCAGGCCGCCTCGGCGCCGTGGGAGACCATGGTGACGGCGAAATGACTGGTGCGGGCTCCTGAGGAGCGCTGCAGGGCCTCGCCGACCTGGTCGAAAGCCCTCCCCTGGGTGCCGGGCGGACCGGCATCGACCGTGATGGTCGAGTAGGGGCCGCCAGGCCAGGAGCCGGCGCCGATGACCCTCCAGGAGGTGGAGCCGACCTGGCTCCTGGCCAGGTCTGAGGCCGACGTGGAGGACGGCTGGACCATCACCCCGGCCACCGTGACCGGCTCGCCGGCCTCGGTGACACGACCGAGCCCGTCGTCCACGACACGGGCCGGTGTGACGGTGACCGTGTGCGGGCCGCGCTCGACGAGCCTGCTCACAGCAGCTCCGACGGGTAGCCCCGACCCGGCCAGGAGACCTGGAACTGGCGGTCAGGTGGGACCATGCCGGCCAGCCTGGCGGCGAGGTAGCCGTCCGTCTCTACCGTCACCGACGACAGGGGCGAACCGAGGCGTGCCCACTCGTCGTCAGTGACCCGCAGGGCCGCTGAGGCGACAGCGTCGTTGAGCCGGTAGGAGTACTCGCCCTCGGACTCGCTGGTGTAGATGGCCCCGTCAGCCCGGAACACCCTGGCGACCGCCTCAGCCTCGACCTCGACGAGCAGGGCTCCGACCGTCTCGTCCCGGTCGGCCCTGTCGATCAGGTCAGGTAGGCGGGCGCCGATGCGGTTGTGGACGCGGGTCAGCAGGGTGCCCACATACGTCGACTCCGCGGGGGTCAGGTTCCGCATGAGGGACGCCTGGACGTCCTTAGCGGCGGCAGCAGGAGCGGACAGTGTGCTCATAGCGTCCTCCTGGTCGTGGTGGGCACGCGGGCGGGACCCGGATAGCCGGGGTCCCGCCCGCGTGGGTGTCAGGCGGCAGTGGCCTCGGTGTCGGCGACGGCGTCCTTGTACAGGACGAAGGCGTCCTTGTCGCGCAGGACCCAGCCGAACTGGGCCTCAACGAGGATCGCCTCCATGTTCTGCTGCCACAGGTTGACGGTCTTACCTCCGTCGACGATGGTGGCGGTGTCGGTGCGCTTGAAGGTGATGTTCTCGACGAACCCCAGACGCAGGTTGGTCGAGAAGTCACCTCCGATGGCGCGGATCCCGGTGTCGGTGGACGCTCCGATCTTGCCGGCGACCGCGCCACGGCCGTACGCGATCGGCAGTCCCAGGACAGAGTCCACGGCGTCACGCAGGCTGACGGAGGCCTGGTAGATGGGGCGGCCCTGGGTGTCGGTCGCCCGCAGCAGCTTGGAGCGCAGCCGCGGGTCAGCGATGAACCCGGTCAGGTTGAAGTCCTTCGCAGCGAGCTTGTCGTAGCCGTCGAGGAGGTCGGCGTTCAGGCCGCCCTTGGTCTTGGTGTTGGTGCCCAGCTCGACCGCGTTGGTGGACTGGGCCAGGTACTCCACGCCTGCGATGGCGTTGCCGGTGCGAGCATCCTTGCCGTGGATGACAGCCAGGTCGATCGCCCGAGCGACGGCGGAGGTCAGGTCCTCGACGAGGTTGTCGAGGTAGCCGCCGGGGTTGGCCTGGCGGGCCTCCTTGGACCAGTAGGCGATGGCGGCGGCCTTGACCGGCTTGAAGGCCTTGGCGGTGGTCTTGCCGGAGGTGATGGGCTTGTCCTCGCCCTCGCCGACAATGCCAGCGACGAGCTCGCCGGTCTGCATGTAGGTGATGCCGCCGGTGATCGGGACCAGGGTGGTTCCGGCCACGCGCTGGACGACGGAGGTGTGCTGGACGCCCTTCCAGATCTCTCCGACGATCTCCTTGGGCAGGGTGCCGGCAGGGTTGTCGAGGGAGTCGACGGTCATTGCGTTGGTTCCGATGGCCATGAGTGGGTCCTCTCAGGTTGAAGGCTGGGGTGAGTCAGTAGCCGAAGATGGCGTGCGCCTGGGCGGTGCGGTCGTCGACGGCTGGGGTGGTGGCGGACTGTGCCGGGTCAGGCTTGAGGCGCGTGCGACGCTCGTCGCGCAGGGCGACCAGGTTCTTGACCTGCTCGCCCCATTCCTCCTCGTCCTGGCCGGTGAGCATGGGGGCGTAGGTGGACGCGTCCAGGCCTGCGGCAGTCAGGAGCCTGTCCTTGGTGCGGCCGGCGGTCTCCCTGGCCAGGAGTTCAGCAGCCTGCGCGGAGGCGGCTAGCGCCTCGTCGCGCCCTGTGACTGCT